GAGAAGTATCGTCAGAAGAGAGAAGCTTTAGACCAATCAGAAAGTGAGCAGAAGATTCAAACCAGAATGTCTGAACTTGCTACTCTATTGGGCTTAGACGCTACCTCCCATGAAGAAAAATTAAAACTTTTAGAGGAACAGAGACTTCTCGAACTTGAACAAAAAGATCTAACTGAAGCCGAAATAACTGCTATTAATGAAAAGTACAGCAAAATTAGGCAACAGTTAATTGAAGAGGAAGAGGAGAAGAGGAACTCTGCCATTCAAAAGACTATAGATTCTTTTACTACAGGTCTAAATGCTATAGGTGACTTAAGTCATTTCATTCTCGACATACAAGAATCGAATGCAGAAGAAGGTACTGAGGCTGAAAAGGAGGCTGCAAAGAAGAGATTTGAACTTAATAAGAAGCTTCAAATTGGTAATGCCTTAATCCAAACTGCTCAAGCCGCAATTGCTGCGTATTCGTCTGCGGCGGCTGTTCCACTTGTTGGTCCTGTATTAGCTCCTATTGCGGCCGCTGCGGCTGTAGCTATGGGTATGGCTAACGTTGCAAAGATCTCTAGTCAAAAAATGGAAGGTGCAGGAAGTGGTGGTGTCGTAGATAGAGGAACCACTTCTCCTGGTGGAAGCTCTGGAGGAAGCTCTGCAGGAAGCACTGGTGGCGCCACACCTGCTTATAACTTCTACGGTAATCCATTTAACCAACCTATGGGTGGTGAAGATAGCGGAGACTCTGACATGGGAGGCAAGCCAGAATCCCAAGAAATGGTGGTCAAAGCTTATGTGCTAGAGAGCGACATTACTACTACACAGAAAAAGATCTCCAAAATACAAAATTTAGCTGAACTATAATGAGTGCAATCAATACTACATACCTTAAAGTACTGCAAATTTTAGAAAGTTTCGCCAGTGCACACCTACAGGTCCTAAGATTTAAGAGTGATTTCTTAGAACAACTGCAGAACTTTTCTAATGAAGATGAGACCTTTCCTATTATGTGGGTGGCACCTCAAAACGGAGTCCTAAGTGACAATGATTTCACTCACATGAACCGGTTCACCTTAACTGTGTATGCATTAGACCTTATTCAAGAAGACCGGGCTAACATCAATGTCATCCTTAACAATACGTCACTCATTTTAAATGACCTGCAACTTTTCTTAAAGCAGGACATTCCTGGGATTGAAGTTATCAATGTTAGTACAATTACGCCCATTAACAATTATCTAATGGACCGTGTGGCTGGTTGGCAGATGACCCTGACTGTAGAGGTAGAGACTTATTCTCACTGTGATATTCCGTTTGCTAATCCACCTGTTATAAGTCACTTCGTAAATGATATAATCTATAATTCTTTTATTGGTCCTCCAGGACCTCCAGGTCCTCCAGGTAGTCCTTCTGGTCTTTTTGTACAGACTGCAAGTAGCACTCCAATTACTAATACTACAACGGAGAGCACCCTGATTAATGGTGGTATTGGTACCTTAACAGTACCATCTAATGGATTTAATCCAGGTGATTCTTTTACGGCTAAACTGGCTGGATTTATTAGTACTAAGAACAATCATACGATAGAGATTAGAATCAAGTCGGGGGCAGTAGTCTTAGCTACAACTGGCACAATCACCTTGCCTGTAATGACTGGCAAGAGCTGGGAACTTGAGGCCAACTTTACTATTAGACAGGTTGGTTCTGCTGGAGTGGCTGAAATTGTTACGACTGGGTTCTATCTCTATAACAAAGACGGCAATAATGCCTTAGAAGGTGGAGACTTTACCACTATTAATAGTACTACTTTCGATACCACGGTGAGTAACACATTGGATGTGACTGCAGAATGGGGCCAGGCTTCCACAGATGACCAGATTTCAACTGAAACATTTACGTTAACAAAAACCTATTAAGATGAATGATGTATTGACTAATGCTTTTAGGCAGATTATTATTAAAGAAGAGTTGATTGACACAGGCTTACTAAGGGACACAGTTGTCGTAAGTACAAACTTAGCTGGTCCTATCCTGATGGTTGATATAGATGCGCAGGATTATGTCAAATACCACTTAGAAGACCGAAGACTGGTTCAACAGTGGTCAGATCGCACAGATGTACAAGAAGAGTTAGAGCGACTCTTAGCGCCAGTTATTGAGGAAATGTTCCAATCAACACTTGATGGGATAAATGTCGACCCTACACTCCTAGCAGTTAGGGTATCAGTCAACGGACGTGCCGTCTAAACTCTTCTTCATCGATAAGATGTTGAAGACCAAGACAGCCTTAGTCTGAAATAATTTATTGAACTTAGTGACATCTTCGCCAGACATGTTCCAGAGCAAGTGCTCCCAGGACCATTTCTTTTGGCGTTCTTCTACCAGTTTCTTCTTTTTGGCTTCTATCTTTTGATAGCCTTCTAATGGGGCTTCTTCTCCTTCTGGCTCTTCATCAGCCTGAAACAACTCCCTATACTTATCCATAAAATCTGTGCGCCAAGCTATCCAGATATTGAAAGCATTCCAGGCAATATCAACCGGCCACCCATTCACCACATTTGCTCGTTCGGCCAAATCATAGGTATAAGGCTCCCACTCAGTATGGTCCCAATCGTTATGCCTCTGCTTCTTAAATAGAATAGCAACAATCTTATCCATGTTTTGAATAGGCTCACTTGAGTAGTGCTCCAGGTCAATGTATTCACCCAAGAAGAGGTCATTAAGAGGTTTGAGATGTAGGCCATCCCATTCGGTAATGCCGTTAGGCTTTGGATGGTGGCTGAGCCAACCTAGTGCTCTCTGTAGTTCTATCAGGTTATGCCATTCTAACTGGTCAAATACTTCATCTTGGGGTGAGATGTCCCAGAAGAGGGCCAGCACTTCAATCCAATATTCGATTGAGCCCTCCTTAATAAGTTCTGAGATTTCAATTAATTCTTTATACTGACTTAAGGTTACCTCTCTCCAGTTACTTGGTAGCTTCGGTAGATTTGTCATTTATGAATTCAATATTAGTCTTAATCTTTTCGGCCATCCATTGTACCCAACTAAAATAGGTGTGGGCAGGTAGGGCTTTAAATCTCTTCCTTCTAGCTGAAAGGTTATAGTCTCGCCAGTGCTCCTCAGACGTCTGGTCTTCTCTCTTAAATAAGATAGCCAACAGGTATGAATAGAAGTCACGTTCGGCCATGGCCTTTTCTATTTTAGCTAAACCACTTAGGCCTAAATGGACCTCTTTGCCCTCTTCATATGCAGCATATTGATAGCCGTCCACTTCAATAGTACGTGGTAGTTGCTCTATCTTACTGCCGTTAAGGTCGTAAGCCCCTATTATCTGAAAGAATTGGTCGTCAGATAGATTTTGAATGTCGCTCTCATCAGCACCTAGAACCTTAAAGATCTTAATGTACTTGTCAACTACGAAGCGATGTTCCTCCTTGTTAATAATAGTCATGACCTGCTCAAATTGGCCGATGGTCATTTCATCGATATTGGTAATCCAATCTTTTTCGTTAATCTTTATCATTGCTTTGTCTCTTTTTTTCTAGGTAACGGAATCTAGCTTGGCGGATCTTATCTTTCCACTCTTCGCTGAATGGGGGTCTCTTCTTGCCCTTTTTAGCTTCAGACATCTTCTTACGAGTCTCTTCACTAAATGGTATTCGTTTGACTCCCTTCTTAGCATCTGCCATACGTTTAATTTCTTCTGGGGTCCATTTTTGGCCAGGTCTAAACATGTTTCTCTCTGTTTATTTATCTCTCTTTATTAGATATTATCCCGCTTACTACACTCTTTTTGTAAAAAGGCCATACCATGAGATAATATCAGTAAATAGTCTCTAGAGATTTGAAACAAGACGACCTAATTTATAAGATAAGCATTGACCCCGAATTCGCTGAAGACGGGGAAGAACTAGGTATCGATGAGATTGCTTTTACCTCTAACCCTGCCATTATGGTAAAGGGTATGGCTTTTTCTAGCCAACTACCCAAGAGACTCTTCTTTAAGGATGCAGTTAAGCAGAGAATTGTTGCACCTGCCTTAATCCCAGCTCAGATTTACAGAAAGAACGAGGAAGAAGAATATTACGTTGAGTTTACTGAAGAAGAGATTGAAAGGCTTTACACCAAATTCATGAGTAATTTAGATAACAGTAAGGGTCTTTTCAATCTTGAACATAATCCGGATGCAAGAGTACCAGCCTATCTCTTAGAAGCTTGGTTGGTTGAAGATCCGCTTAAAGATAAAGCTTATACTACTTATGGTATTACCGTACCCAAAGGTACTATCATGATGACTACACAAATAACCGACAAGGACTACTATAATATGTTGGTCGAGAATGACCAGTTAGGTTATTCCATTGAAGGTTTTTTTGGTTTAGATTTACAATTAAAAAAAGAGGAAAGTGTAATGGAAAAACAAAAACTTAACTTGCCAGATGGTGAATGGCAGATCGAAGACAAGATCTACGTTGTAGAAGGCGGAGAGATTGTTGAGATCTTAGAAATTGAAGCCGAGACCACTTCTGAAGAAGAAATGGAAATAGCGGTTGCAGAAGGTGCTAAAGCCGGAGCTAACCCTGGCCAGACTTCAGAAGAAGAAATGGCTGAGGCTGAGACCAAAGAAGACGAATTCGAAATTGAAGACTTTGTCGAAGAAGAAAAGGCCGAAGAAATTAAAGCTGAGTTAACTCCAGAAATGACTCAAGAAGTGATGGACCTAATCCAACCTAAACTTGATGAAATTTATGAAGTTATCGCAGAATTAAAATCTCAGATGGAAACTGAACAAACCGAAACTGAAGAGATGGAAATGGAGAAGGATATGAACAAGTATTCTAGCCATATCGATCTTACAAAAACAATTGAATTCTTAAAAAAATAAAAAAATCATGAGAAAATTACGTTTTGACCTGGATGTACAAGCAAATGCATTGCTATGTCCTAACCCACAAGAGTTCTACTCTAAAGCTTATGTAACCGAGGACACTGTAAACAACTACAGAGCTGTACCTGGTGTAAAAAGTGCTACTAAATTAGCCAATGTCCTTTTTGATGATATTCTTAAGGCCGCTAGCTGTAACTTTAGCGCTCCTACCGACGAACTTGATGCAGTTGACATCGATGTTTGCTCACTTAGCGCAATGGCTGAACTTTGCCGTTTTGACCTTGAGGCCTCTTTCGTAAGCCTTCAAATGGCAAGAGGTTCTAATGGATCTTTCGAAGTAGCTGAATTCATGAGCTACTACTGGGATGAAATGGCCAAGCAAATTGCTGAAGAAATTGCTATCCTAAGATGGAAAGGTGATACTGGTACAACTACTGGTACTTTCCTAGACCTATGTGATGGTTATGAGACTAAGTTCGCCGCAGACGGTTCTATTGTAACCCCTTCTGCTACTGTAGCAATCAACGCTTCTAATGTACTTGCTGAAATGGCTCTAACTTACAGCCTACTTCCTGGTAAAGTAAGAAGCAAAAAAGAAGATCTTCGTTTCTACGTATCTTCTAATGTATACCAAGCCTATGAATTAGCGGCTGCTCAAGGTAACACATTGACCTATGTAACTGAATCTTTAGGCGAGAAGTTCTTAGGAATCAAATTGGTTGTATGTGACGGTATGTCTGATGACACTATGGTTCTTACTCACAAGGACAACTTGATTTATGCTTTTGACGGTGAAGGTGATCCTACTGCTCTTAAAGCTGTAAATCTTGAAGACACTGTAGCCGAGCCTCTACTAAGAACTCGTGCTAATATCAAAGTTGGTTTCCACTACGTGAACCCTACTGAGATTGTTTTCTACCAAAACTAATAACCGGGGTCTCCTAGTGAGACCCCTTTACTTAAAAAAATTAAGATAAGACTATGGCAAATTGTACTGCGCTTGAAGGAATACTTAAGAGTTGTGATAACAACATAGGTGGCATCCGTACTGTATGGCTATGGGATATGGAAGATCAGAATTCGATCACCGAAGATACAACTAACTGGGAGATCACTTCCCTAGATGTAACCGGTACTTCATCTCCTGCCTCATTTCAAGGTGAAGAATTTCAATTTATCCGTAATGGATCAAATTATACTGAAGAAGCTACTATTGATTTAGCTAACGGTTCAACTTTTACTACTGTAAACTTAAACCTAATGTTTACTCGTAGAGAGGCTGATAAATCTAAATCTATCATGTTACTAGCAGAAGGTCAAAGGTATCTAGGTGGACTAGTTCTAGACTCAAACGGTATCTACTGGATCTTCCAAGATCTTCAACTTTCTGCATCTACTGAAGGTAGTGGTCAGGCTAAAGCCGACGGCTCAAAATACAATGTCACTCTAATGGCTGAAGTTGCTGACTTCGCTAAAGTTATTGATGACTCTGTATCTCCTAACCCTATCACCCAACTCTTAACTACTGGTCAATTCTAAAAACCAGCCTAAAATAAAAGAGAAAAGAGAGGCCCCACCCTATTAAGGTAGGGGCCTCTTTTAATATTACTATGATCTGGCTCGAAATTAATCAAATAAATTACTACACCTTAGAACTAAAGCAGACTCTACCTACAGCGGATGAGTACTTCTTGTTTGAGTTCATTTTCGAAGGTACTACTGAAAGAGAATCTCAGTGGTTTACGACTCCTGATTTGAGTCTAAGTCCACAGAGGTATTCTAAGTTTAAATTAGAAGAGGCAGAGTTTGCGCCTTATACTGAAGTTGATGATGCTCCGATTAATCTAGCGGCAGGTCAATACACTGTTCGTATCTATGCTGCATCTCAACCTTGGCTGTTTACATCTCCTTGGGTTCCACCAGCTGAAGGTACACATATCCAAGAGGTTAGATGTCATGTCAGAGGCCAAGATGTTATCACAGACCCTGTGTATAGTGGTTCACAACAACCGTCTACATCTGGAGATGTTTATACATAATGGGGGCGCCTCAGGATAATATAAATAAAGATGGAGATAAATGAAGTTATTCAATTTTAATAGAAATAAATCAGAAGGGGCTACAAGCCCTAATAAGAAGCAGGCTTTTTCAACACCGTTCTTAAAGATTGGTGAAGGTAATCTATCAGCGCCTTATATTAATCGTTACTATACACTACAGAACGTAGTTCAATTCGGCAGTGATAATCTCTATCCTCAGCTCTTAAATCAACTCTATTTTCAGAGTCCAATCCATGGCTCGTGTGTTGATTTTATTACTAATGCTGTCATTGGTGGAGGTTGGGACTGGTCAGATGAGGTCGAAACTAAGCAAAAGATTGAACAGTTAACCTGGACTAAAAAGAATCGGGTCAATAAGCTGTTTAAAGTAATCACCAGAGACTGGGTTATTCACCGCAGAATTACTCTCTTGATACATCAAAAAGATGGTAAGCCATGTAAGGTAGAGAGGGTTGATCCTGCTACAATACGTCATGACTATAATAACACCAGGTTTGTCTATTCTAGTGACTGGAGTAGAGGCATGCTAGATACTAAAGAATGGCCACGTTGGACGCCAGGCTGTCAACACGAGTGCTCAGTCTATCTCTATCAAGAAGATAGTCCAGGTCAAGTGACTTATGCAATACCTCGTTATAATTCTATTCTTAACTGGGCTTATCTAGATGGAGAGCAAGCCTACTTCCATAAGAGTAATCTACAAAACTCAATCTTTCCTTCGTTGGCTATTCGTAGACCTAAAGAATTTGGCTCACAAGATGAGATTGATGAATTTAAGGAGGGTATTAAGCAGAAAGCAGGCGCTGGTAATGGAGGCCGAGTAATGGTCTTAACTGGTAACGGTTTCGATGATACACCTGAGATTGTGCCTATTAACTCTAATACTAATGACAGGGCCTTTGAGTGGACAAGTAAAGAGTTGAAAGAAAACATTGCTATCGGCCACATGATTAACCCTTCTATTATGGGTGTTAAGACCGCTGGTCAACTTGGCAATACAACAGAGATAAAAGACTCGTATACCATCTTTGAAAAGAATGTGGTTATGCCAGAGCGCGAAGAGCTAGAACTGGTCTTTAATGATCTAGTCCATATTTTTGGACTTAAAAACGAAGTATCAATTAATGAGTGGGCGATCATTGATGGTATCATAAAACAAAATGAAGAAGAATAATGGCAACATATTTTGTAACTGATGTCTACCTTAAGGACAATACTCCTGTCGCTGAAAACGTTGACAGCTTAATCAGTGGGCCTCAGATTAAGGCCGCGGCTGATGGTTGGGCTCGTAATATTCTGGGTACTTACTTCTATAATGACCTGCTAGCCAAGTTTAATGCTCAAACTCTTAATCCTACCGAGATAACACTGGTTCAGGACTGGCTTAAACCAGCAATAGCCTGGAGAGCATGTGCTGAGATTGTGATTGCAGCAGGATTTCAACTAACTAATAAGGGTACACAGACCCAAAGTGGTGACTATAGCGCTACTCCTGAATACAGAGCACAAATGTTTGTCCAACATCACTATGCAGACCGGGCCAGTTTTTACGAAAATAGACTCTTGGAACACCTAATTGAAGATGGTAGTTTATACCCAGAGTTCAATGATGACCAGAATAAGGACTCAATGGCCAGAAAGGCATGTAGTAATCAGAAGGGCTCAGCCTTTCAATCAGGCATTAATATAATCTAAAAAGAGAGAAGAGAGAGAAATGAAAGAATGGGCGTTATCACTAATAGCAACTGTTGCGTATTTTTTTGCACCGGTTGTACCCCTCTTAATTGTAGCCGCTATTGCAATTGGCATTGACGTTTACTGGGGTGTTAAGGCAAGCAAGAAGAAGGGTATTGGATTTAAGTCTAGAATCCTACGTAAGAGAATCGTAAATAAGTTGACTGCATACAACCTGGTAATCATTTCATTCTTTGTGATTGATAAATTTCTCTTAAGTCAGTTTATTATGCTCTATTTTGAGCACATCCAGTTTGCGGCCACTAAGTTTTTAACACTTTTTATAGTCTTTATTGAAGCCACGAGTGTTAATGAAAATTACAAGATAGTCCACGGTAAGAGCATAGTAGACCGTTTTAGAAGTATGGTTAGGACTATTAAAGGTGGCAAAGAGACAATCGATGAACTGGACCTACACGACCCAAAATAATTGTTTTAGAGTCGGTGGTCTCTAATCCACTGGACCAACAATTCCTCTAACTCTCTACATCTCTTTAAGAGTGCATAAGCACTTGACTGTGAGACTCCTAAGTGTGCAGCAACCTCTCTGCCACGAGTTAGGCCTTGTACCCA